CAGCGGGCGAGCGCCAAAAATCGCTAGTGTCTAATTTGGGGTAACGGTGGAAACTGACGAGCAAACCGAGACGATGACGCAAACCGCGTATGCGGAACATCGCGGTTGCTCGGTTTCGCGAATCAATCAATTGGTCGGCTCCGGGCGGATCGAGCTCGATGATGCCGGGCGGATCCCGGTCGAGGCGACGGACGCGATTCTCGACGAAACGCTCGACGTTACGAAAAAGGCGCGAGCCGAAAAAGGACAGGCATCGGAGTATTGGCAAAACCGGGCGCGCCGCGAGCGGCTCGAAGCCGATCGATCCGAGCTCGCATTGCTGGAAAAGTCCGGCAAGTTGATCGACGCGGAAAAGGCCAAGCGCGCGCAATACGCGCTGGCGCAACGTCTGGTTTCGGATCTTATGCAACTGCCGGCGCGAATATCGCCGATTATTGCTCCGCAAGATCCGCAACGCGCCGAGCAGGTTTTGCTTGATGAATTTCGCGCAGCTCTGGCGGATATCGCAAAGGTGTTGGAGGCCGCCGAGGATGACAACGCTTAGCGATATCGTCCTGGATCCGCGCGAGCTCGCGAGATCCTTTGCGACTGGTTTGCTTGATGCGTTGCGCCCGCGGCTCACGGTTAGCGAATGGGCGGACAAGTTTCGAATATTGTCGAAGGTTTCGAGCGCCGAGCATGGTCGTTGGTCAACGCGGCGCACGCCTTACCTGCGCGAGATTATGGATCTATTGAGCGATGAGGATCCGACGCAAGAAATCGTTTTTCAGAAACCGACGCAGATCGGCGGGACGGAATGCGGGAATAACTGGATCGGCGAGCATGTGCACCAGGGCGTCGGCACGATGATGATCGTTATGCCAACATCTAGCGGCGCAAAGAAGTCGAGCAAAACCCGCATAACGCCGATGATTAACGACACGCCAGAGCTACGCGGGCGGATCCGGGACGCGAAATCGCGCGACTCGGGTAATACGACGTTGATGAAAGAATTCGGAAACGGCGCCGGGTTGCTGGTCTTTGCAGGCGCCAATAGCGCGAACGATCTGAAATCCACGCCTTCCGGTAAACTGTTTCTCGATGAGATCGAAGAATATCCCGATGATGTGGACGGGCAAGGCGATCCGGAAGAATTGGCGGCAAAGCGGGCGGATACTTACACGCGTAAAAAGATGTTCAAAGTATCGACGCCAACGATCGCGGACGGGCGCATCGATCGGGCATATAAGGCGAGTGATCGCCGCGAATATTATGTGCCTTGTCCGCATTGCCGGCATTATCAAACGCTTCGGTTTGATCGCCTGAAATGGACAACGCGCAAAGTTTACGAATCGGTAAACCAGGAAACCGGCGAGCTCACGGAAAGCGATACGCCGATCGATGGGGCAAGCCTGCGCGACTCGGGCGAGATCCTCGATATTTGGTACGACTGCGAAGCTTGCTCGGATCCGATACACGAGCACAGCAAATCCCAAATGTTGCTCGATGGCGCTTGGCGCGCTACCAATCCGGGCCCGGATCGCGCGGCCGGGTTCAAGCTTAACGCGCTTTATTCGCCTATCGGTTGGTTTGGTTGGCGAAAAATCATATTGCAGTTTTTGAAGGCGGAAAAGGATGTTACCGGCAAGCTTAAGAAAACGTTTACGAATACGGTTCTTGGCGAGGCGTATGAGGAACAAGGCGAAACCGTTGACGACGCCGCGTTAAAAACCCGCGTCGAATCGTATCGAATCAACAGCAAGATTCCGGCGGGCGTTTGCGTGCTATGCGCCGGCGTCGATGTGCAGGGTGATCGGCTCGAGGCGCGGTTGTGGGGATACGGGCGCAACCGCGAAACCTGGCTTTGTGGTCGCGAGGTTATTTTCGGGCCGCCGGAATTGCCGGCAACGTGGGCGGAGCTCGAACGCCTGCTCGAAAAAACTTACGATCACGCGCTCGGCGGCGAGCTTCGTTTGCTTGCGATGGGTGTTGACGCATCGGACGGCAAAACAACGCATTTTGTGCGCATGTTCGCGCGTAAATGGGCGCCGACCAAGCGCGTTTTTGCACTTAAAGGGCAGTCGCAAGCGGCAAAACCGCTAATCGGTCGGCCGACGGATCAAGACGTTTCGTTCGGCGGCAAGTTCATTAAGGGCGGGGTGAAGCTTTGGCCGATGGGGTCGGACACAGGTAAAGCGGCGTTCTATGCACAATTACGAATCGATAAGCCTGGTCCGGGTTACGTGCATTTGCCGGCGGGTTTGCCTGACGAGGAATTCAAGCAGATGACCGCGGAACGGATGCGCACGCGCTACATTCGCGGCCATGCAAAAGTCGAGTGGGTTTTGCCATCCGGCCGGCGTAACGAGGGGCTAGACTGTCGCGTAATGTCCGACGCGGTTGCCGAGGCGTGCGGCGTGCATCGAATGAACATGGACAGAATCGAAAAACATTTGACGCAACCAAACGGCGAGCTAGCATTCGAATCGCCAGAGGCCGAAACGCCAGGCGAGGATGATGCAGTACCGGAGCCGCGAAAACCGGCTCGGCGTTTTACCAGTCCGCCTAAACGCGGAAATTTTTCACAATCTTGGCGTAAATGAGGGGTCGATATGAGCGCAACAAATAGTTTCGAAACGGGTTTGCTAAGTCTGATTTTCGAAAATGCGAATCTGGCAAACGTGGGCGATGCGACGGGGTTGCGCGGAAGTTCGACCGCCGGCGTTTTTTATATCAGTTTGCACACCGCGGATCCGGGCGAAGCCGGTTCGCAAACGACGAGCGAGGCCGCTTATACAAGTTACGGGCGCCAAAGCGTTGCGCGGAGCTCGGCACAATGGACGGTTGCCGGGAATACTTGCGACAATGATAACGCGATCACTTTCGCGCAAGCGACTGGTGGCAGCGAAACCGAGCAAGATTTCGGAATCGGATCCGACGCGAGCGGCGCCGGAAATCTTTTCATGAAGGGCGCGTTAACAAGTAACCTTGCCGTTTCGAGCGGGATCACGCCGGAATTTGCGGCGGGAGATCTCGACATAACGCTCGACTAAGCGCGCGCGTTCGGGCGCCAGGTGTGGCGCGTGGTTTATCTGTTTGGAGGGTTAAGAGCATGAAAAAAATCGAGTTGCTTTGCGATGTGGACGGATCAATGCGCAATCTTGAGGGGCAAAAGAAAGCGGCGGATGCTTTCGGCATGTCGCCGCGAGCAAAGATTTATCCGCGCCTGAAGGTTAAAACGATCCGCGGTGCCGAGGTGCGTTTCGTAAAGGGCGCGCAGATCGAAGTTTCCGACGCAACCGCGGCGAAGTGTATCGAGCGCAATGTCGCAAAAGAGGTTCCGATCAAGGCCGCGGCCGAGGTCTAGTTAAACCGCCAGGGGGGCGAGAATGCCAATCGATGTAATTACAAAGGATCTAGTTGCGCCGCGGCGCGTTGAGGTGTCGAACGCTGGCGATGTTGTGACAATGAAATTCGGAAACGTTTCTATTGATATGCATTACCTTGACGTTTTTCGTTTTGCGCATTGGGCGCGGATGAACGCCAAACAATGCAAAAAACGTGTTGGAGATAACGGCCGGCATTTAAGCGTTATGGGTACGCTTTCGGATGCCGAGGAAAATTACAAGCGGGGCATTTAATGATCGCATCCGGCGGCGCGAGTTGGCGTTGCGTCACGTTTCACTAATGGGCGTTCTAACTAACGCCGATGAAACTAGAGGGGAAAACCATGAAGATATTACTGCGGCACTCTGGCGGCGTGTCCGCCATTTTTGTTATTACGTTCATGGCGCTTGTCTTGTGTAGTTCAAAAGCGCGGGCGCAAGACGCGCCGCTCGATGGGGCGATTCTCGATTGGGATTCCAGCGGACAGTACGCGGAGTTTTATAACGTATACCGCGCACCGCAGGGGGCGGACGATTCGTGCCCTACTTATCCGGCTGGATTTACTGCCGTTGGCCGGGTAGACGCGCCGGCGCTCACTTACACCGATGGGCCGCTGGCCTTTGGTCAAACGTACTGTTGGCACGTAACAGCCGCGAACGCCGACGAAGAAAGTGACGCGAGCGGTCTTGTTATAAAGAGGATCGCCTACCCAAAGCCACTGCCCCCTGCGAATTTGCGGGTTCGCTAGAGGCGGGGCATTCGATAATCATCAGGTGCAGAAAGCATGACTGACGACAACACAACGCTAGGCGAACTGAAGGCGCGGGCCATCCACGCCAGCACGGCGCGGCATGGCGCCTTTGGCAATCTCGGTTTTCGGCCAATGCGGTTTAACAAGCCGGGAGATTATGTGCGCCTGCACTGCCATAACTTCGACCACAACATAATTGTATTCAGTGGCACGTTTCACATTTGGGGGCGGGAGGTCAAGAACATTGATGCGCCAGACCATACGCTCGTAATGGTTCCCGGTGAGGAATGGCCCGAGGAAGGCGAGACGTGGCGCTTTGTTGGGCCAGAAAAAGAAGTAGTGCTGAGGGCTCCGTCGCTCGGGCTGGTGCGCGCGGGATGGGCTCACAAGTTCTTGTGTGTGGAGGGTCCAGGTCTTGCCGCTTGCGCGTTTGCTGTCCGTAATACAGATGGTGAAGTCGTCACGCGCATGGAGCGGTGGGATGGTAATAGCGCGTTCATGGGTCAGCCGGGGCGAGGTGGTAAGTAAATATGGCTCAACTGGTTGTCATGACTGTTAATAAGTACAGCGGCGGCGATCCGTACAAAGCGGTCAAATCAGAAGAACGCGGGGACGTAATCGCCGTTAAAGACGATAGTCATGTGTTCGGAGCTAAGGAACTGGCGAGTCCTAACTACATCATCATCCAAGTGGACGGTACCAAGGCCGAGTTCGATCACTTGCGGGAAGGTCAGCCGGGATCCTTCGAGCTGAATCCGATGCTGCGCATTAAGGCGCGCAAGATTGATCTTGACGAAATGGTGGCAGATGGTGACAAAGACATTGAGTCCGAGGCTGACTGCAAGAAGAAGTTGAAGCCAGACGGCAAAATTGATCTGAGCAAGAAGCGCAAGAAAGAGAAAATCATCAAGTCCAAAGCCTATGTGCTGAGCAAGGTGAAGGTAAAGGATAACGTGCCTGATCCTGCCGTCCTGGGGGGCGACGCCGCGCCGGGAGTGATCGGCTAGTGGCGAAGGATCTTATCGGTTTCGGAGAGGCGTACACGGACATAGGTACGTGGTACGGAGACATCCCGAGCACACTGACGGAGCAGGAAATCGGCGCGGTCACAAATACTACCGAGTACACCGAGTCCGGGACCATTCTGACGCTTGCCGCACGCACCACGACGCCGACTAAGAATATCGTGCTGACAGCAGAGGATGGGGATAGCTTCAAGGATAACGGCAGTGTCAGAACCAACGCGCTGCGCTATAACGCGAGCAATGGTTCTGCGATCAGGGGCACGTCGGCTGCCACCATTGTCAATGGTACTGTCGATATCGACTTTACCATCAGCAATTTGCAGATCAAAGGCATCGGTACTGGTAACTACGATTCGACGTTCTATATAAGTAGCTATTCGATCACAGGCGAGACGCGCATCCTTGGAAACATCTTGGACGGAAATGCAAATACTGGGGACTATAACTACGCTAACTTCATGGTGAAGGGGCGGGACGTAGTATTCGCTAACAACCTGTGCGTAGTGCGGGATGGTGGGGGATTCACTACACGTAATGTGGCAGATGGTGAATTCAAGGTGCTTTACAACACCTTCATTTGTCCGTCCAACCTGACCGCAGCAGACGACGGCATCTTAGCCGACTACCAAGGCGGCGAACTGACTGGAAATTTAATAATCGGATTCACTAATGATGTAACGGTGAATCTGAGTGCAACCTGGACCGGCAACAACAATGCCACAACGGAGTCAGACGCGAATAGCGGATTACCTGATCCGGCAACAGACAACAACGTTTATAGCATCACGGCAACGAGCGAACTTGAATCAGTCACAGATGCCAGCGGGGCACTGGATGCGCGCGCTAAGTCAGGTGGTGATATTGACGGCGCGGGTACGCCTTCAACTACATGGTGCAGCGAAGATATCAGCGGCGCCACGCGGGACGCCAGCACTCCGACGATCGGGTGCTGGGAAATAACCGCGGCTGGCTCGAGCGCGATCGCCGGTTCGGCGGATCTGGCGCTCGGCGGATCCGGATCCGCCGCGGGTGTTGGTTCGCTTTCGGGTTCGGCAAGCTTGGCGCTCGGCGGATCTGGCGGGGCGGGCGGCCTGGGAGATCTCGCCGGCATTATCAACGCGATTTTCTTGGCGAGCGGTTCGGTTTCCGCGGTTGGCTCGAGCGCGCTCGCCGGCTCGGCGGATCTCGCGCTCGGCGGATCCGGAACCCTGGGCGGCCTGGGAGATCTCGCCGGCTCGGTGGATCTGGCGCTCGATCCGGCCGGGTTTGCGCGGGCGGTTGGCTCGGGCGCGCTTGCGGGTGTTTGCTTATTGTCGTCGTCGGCTTCGGGCGAAGGGCTCGGCCGCGGCGCGTTGGTCGGTCCGGCGGGGTTGTCCGTGGTCCTGTCCGCCTCCCTGGGGGGCCGCGGGGATCTCGCCGGCGCCGGCGCGATTACGATCGCCGCGAGCGGCTCGATCGAGGTCGCGCCGGTCGGAATCGCCGGCTCGGCGGATCTCGCGCTCGGCGGATCCGGAACCCTGGGCGGCCTGGGAGATCTCGCCGGCTCGGCGGATCTGGCGCTCGGTGCGGTGGCGCAACTGTCGGCGCTGGCAAATATCTCCGGAAGCGTTACAATGGCGCTCGACGGCATTTTGACGCCTGTCGATCGATTTGATTTTGTGGCTCGACGGCGCATCGGATCTAAAGCGGTTCTCGATGCGCGAGTCAAGATCGGTTCTGAAGTCGCCAGGGGGGCGGGCAACAGAATCGGAGATAAAAAAGCGTGAGCTTGTCCGAGCATATCGCTGGCGATACCCTGAATTTTACGGTTGAGGTGCCGGAATATCCGGCGTCGGATACCTGGGTGCTTAAGTATCGACTTACTCCGCGCTTTACTTCGCCGGCGCAAGTCCCGATCGATATCGAGGCGACGGCGAACGCGGACGGCGAGCGTTTCGATGTGCAAGTCGCGGCCGCTACAACGGCGGCCTGGGAACCGGGCGAATATACCTGGTCGCGGTGGGTTGAAAAGGCCGGCGCACAGCAAACGCTAGACACAGACCAGCGCCTAACGATTCGCGCGAATCCGACCGGGCTCGCCGCCGGATATGATGGCCGAACCAACGCGCGCAAGGCGCTCGACGCGCTCGAGGCGTGGTGCGCTGGCGATCGGAACCCTGGCATTGCTTCCCATTCGATCGCGAGCCGACAGATTCAATATATGGGCGATGAAGAAATCGCCGCAACGTTGTCGCGCTTGCGGTGGGAGGTCAAGCGCGAGGAAAACGCGCTCGCCGCGGCTAAGGGTTCGAACATCGGCCGGCCGATTACGGTCCGGTTTGGGTCGAAGGGGTCTTAATGTTTGCATGGATCGCGCGAGTGTTTGGAGGCGGGAAACCCGCATCGATGGACGCGCCAGGAATCCGCCGGCCGCGGCAAAGAATGTATGCCAGCGCGCGCGCGGGTTCGTCCGCCTGGCGATCGAATACCGGCTCGGCGGATTCGGAACTCGCGTCGAGTCTCGAGGCGTTGCGCAACCGATCGCGCGAGCTTATGCGCGACGCGCCGCACGCCAAGCGAATCCGGTCGGTTGTCGTGCAAAACGTAATCGGCACTGGCGTTAAATTTCAAGCAAAAATAAAAAACGTCCGCGGGGAGTTTCGCAAGCCTTTAAACGACGCGCTCGAGGTTGCGTTCGCGCGCTGGTCGCGTCCTGGGTTTTGTCACACTGGCGGCGAGCTTTCGTTCGCCGCGATCGAGCGCCTTGCGTTTGCCGAGATCGTCGAGGCCGGCGAGATCTTTTTGCGGGTGCATCGCCTGGCGTTCGGCGGATCCGATATTCCGATCGCGATCGAGGTGATCGAGGCGGAGCGCCTGGCCGATCGGGTGCTCGCCTCAGACCAGACGCCGGCAAACCATGTAATCAAACACGGCATCGAGCGCGACGGGTTTAATCGGCCGGCGGCGTATTTCTTCAAGCCGCATCCGGGCAATTTATCCGGGTACACGGATCCCGGAAAACTCGAGCGGGTGCCGGCGTCTGATGTATTTCATTTGCGGATTATGCATCGGTATCCGCAAGGCCGCGGTGAGCCGTGGTTGCACGCGGTCGCGCGAAAGCTTGACGACGTGGACGGATATACCGAGGCCGAGATCCGCGCCGCCAGGGCGGGCGCAAGTTATATGGGTTTCATTACGCGCCCGGATCCGACCAACGCGCCCGAGGGCGTGGAAACCGATGACGCGGGAAACCGCACAAAAGAATTGTCGCCGGGGTCGATCGAGGAATTGGCGCCGGGCGAGGAATTTAACGGTTATTCGCCGAACCGCCCGAACAGCAACGCGGAAAGCTTTTTGCGGTTTATGTTGCGCGAGGCGGCGGCCGGCACTGGTATAAGTTACGAATCGCTCTCACGCGATTATTCACAATCAAATTATTCGAGTTCGCGGTTGGCGTTGATTGATGACCGGGAAGAATTCCGGGCCTTGCAACGCTGGTGGATCCAAACGTTTCGCGAACCGTTTTACCGGATCTGGATCCAGCAGGCGGCGCTTTCCGGCGCGGTTGCCGGCCTGGATCTCGATGCGTATGCAATGGACATGGAAAGATATTGTGAGGCAGTATTCCGCCCGCGCGGGTGGGGTTGGATCGATCCGACCAAAGAAGTCGCGGCGTACAAGGAAGCGGTTTTGTCGGGCTTTATGACGGTTTCCGATGTGGTGGCGCAGACCGCCGGCGGCCGGGATCTCGAGGAGGTGTTGCAGGAGCGGCGCGCCGAGCTCGATGCGATGGCCGCGCTCGGTTTGGAATTCGACACGTCGCCGGGTGCATCTAAACCGGCGCCACCGCCGGCGCCAGCGGCGCCAGGTGACGACGAAAACGAACCGCCGGCCGATGATGACGACGAAACGAACGGCGGCGCACGCGCGCGCCTGGTTAGCTTA